AATTCAGGAAACTCATCACACATGTGCCTAAATAATTGGCAACCCATCTTTGAGTGAAGTGATTCATCTCTTACACTCCACTTCATTTGCTGGCCAATTCCTTTCAATAGATTTCTCATTTGGAAAGAATATAGGACAGCAAATGAGGAGTATAGAGCTACACCCTCTGCAAATGCAGAAAATATTGCCAATGAACGTGCTACCTCAACTCTTGCTTTATGATTAGTATCCAAATCTTTTGGAGTCCAATCTGCAGTAGTGTTGGTTAGTAATTCAAATCTCTCCTTCATTGTTTCATCATGTAAGAAACCTGCGAAATCATCTAATCCTAATGTTTCATTTAGGTAAGAATACGCAACTGAATGTATTGTTTCTTGTGAACCAAATGCCATTGCCATTTGTCTAATCTCATGCTTTGGAAACCATTTGGTAACCATACCTGTCCAATAATCGGATACCGCACATTCGGTTTGAGCAAATCCTAAAAGTATGTTTCCTACTAAATGCTTTTCTTCAGGTGTTAAATTTTCATTCCAATCTTTTACGTCCATCTGCATAGGAATTTCAGTATGCAACCAAAATGCTTGCATCTGCTTTAACCAGCCTTCATTGTAATAATCAGGATATTCAAATGGTTTATATGGAATTCTTTCTGTAAATAATTTGCTCATATTTTTAATTTATTTATGTTTTTAATTGTAGGTATAACTATGAAGTAAAGTCGGAAATTCCGATTTTTCTTTAGAAAACTTTATACAATTATCCCATATTTTCCACATACTTTTTGTGTAATAATTTTTTCTCCAAACCTTCACCATTTTTGCTATCTTTTGTAGAAGCCATACCATCAATAGATGTTGCTGCGAACACATCCATAATACCATGAAACGTATCAATCTTTGCTGGAAAGGTCATTCCATCAGGTCCAAATCGATTTTTAACGATATGAATACGACCTGTGTTTGATAACTTATCCTTTGTTTTTCTACTAACACTCATAATGAAATCAGCAGTTTGAACTTTCTTGTACGAATCTCCAACCGAATCGGCTTGAATAACTTCGTGGTCAATTGCTGCTCTATTAGTCTGTGTTGCAGTCCATACTGGTATCTGTGCTTCACCACTCAATCCTCGCAACTCCTCATAGATTCCACCCAACTCCGCATACAATCCATCTCTATTACTATTGCCAGATTTTAATAAATCCGCATAATCAATAATAATTAATTTAGGATTGAACCCAACTTGTCTTACTTTTTCAATATGAGCTGCAATTGTTTTTGCAGATGCGAATTGTGGTGGATAATATTTAATACGAACTCTACCTGGAATCTTTTTAATTTTGCGGATAATTTCATCTTTCCTATCCTTATGTTCGGATGTTTGGATACCAGTAAGAATTGTAGTATATCTCTGTCCTACATAACTTTCTGATAACTCCAAAGTATAATGTAATACATCAATACCCTTTTCTAATGCAGAACACGCTATTTTAGATAAGAACCAACTTTTACCAATACCGGAGGGAGCCATTACAACACCCAATTCACCAGGCCCCAAACCACCATCCATTAGTTCATCAACAACATCCCATCCAGTTGGACACGAATCTCGTTTAACATCTTCCATAATGGATTCAAAGTTTTCAATGTAATCTAATCCTAAATCAGATTCTACACCCACCTTTGATGCTGCCATCATCGTATCTATAATCTTATCGTAGTTTCCTGCTTTGAGTAAATCTACCGATTTTAGAAGGGCATCTTTTACTTTTTGGTTTTTACAAAAAGTTAAATATTCTTTTTTAACATAAGGTAAATCTTCGGAACCAACTTGTAAATAAACATTTTTAAGTTGGTCAACTACGGTTTGTTTTAAACCTTTATCATCTATAGAACTTACTTTGATTTTGAACACCTCCATTGTAGGAGTTGCTCTAAATTCATTAAAGTAATCTAATAGAGAATTTATAATCCATTGATTTGCCTGTGATTCAAAGAATGTAGGTTTAGTGATTTCGTTTACCTGTTCAAGAAACTTAACATCTGTTATAAGAGAAGCAACAACTTTAGATTGATACGATTGTCCATATTTTACCAATGTATCTACTGCTTCCATTATTTTTTACGTTTCTTTCTTGCTAATTTTTTTTCTTCAATCGATAATTCCAACACCGTTTCCGATACTTCAACTACTTTTTGTACTGGTTTACGAAGTGCTTTCCACTCCGATTTGGGTACGAAAACCCAACCATATTGAAATACTTTTAAATCTGCTTCTTCTTCTTTTACTCTGCGGATTTCTCCATCTTTACTTTTGATACACTTCATCTGTTCCGTGTTTAAATTTAAAATTATTTAACTACCATTAAAATTTCTGATTCTCTTAATAGAATATATTTGTTACCACCTACTTTGATTTCTTGTCCTTGATGGTACGGAGGGAGGATTACTTCATCACCTACTTCAACACTCATTGGAATTAATGTTCCACTCTGTGTGTAAATACCAGGTCCTACCGATTCTACTTTTGCTCTTTTTACATCTTCACTTCGTACTGAATCAGGTATAATAATACCACCTGCAGTTTGTGAAACTTCTGGTTCTAATTCTGTTAGAAGAACTCTATCTCCTAACGGTTTTACTAATTTGTTTGACATTTTTTTAAAATTTTGCTATGTGAGAAAATGTGGATTGTAACCAGTCCGTAACATTTGGAAACGAATCCAATATACGAGCTTTCAATCCTACTTTTAAAAATTCTTGCTTACTAAACTTTGGTACTGATTCTTCAAATCTATCTATAATTTTCATTCGAAGATTACCACTAAATGTTGGTTCAGAAAGTTGAAACAATTTACGATTTCTTTTTAAGATTTCCAAATTATTTTCAAACAATTCATGCCCCTTTACTTTTTTTGGTTGAGTTTTAATATACTCTAACATAGAATCGGTAGTATGAACTTCCTCATCTGCTAATATTGGAAATGCTTTAAGAATTGTTTTTAATCCTAATCCTGTAATACCCTCTACATTATCAGATTTATCACCATCAATTATTCTAAAATTAATAAAATTGTGTGGGTGAATACCAAACTCCTCAATAACTTCTGGAATATTGTATATTTTCTTTTTAGATGGTGAATACACACTCACATCTTTATTTACCAATTGAATGAAGTCCTTATCGGAACTCATTATCACAACTTTTTCGTTTTCTTTTTTTAATTGAGTAGCAATGTACGCCATTACATCATCCGCTTCAATTCCATCATATATCATAATAGTGACAGGTAGAACTGAAAGTAGTTCACCTAATGCCGTCATTTGACGTTTCATTGATGCACTTTCTTCTTCAGGTGTCATTTGAATAGATGCGGCACGATTCAATCTCATTTTGATTTTATTCTTGCCTCTTTCCGATTTGTATCCGGAATATATTTCTTTCCTACTATTCGAACCACCTTTACCATCAAATACGATTACAACTCTGGTAGGATTGATTGTTCGGATGGCATAGCCGATACTTTTTAAAGTACCGACTATTCCTCCAATATGGTCACCATTCTCATTAAGATTAGGTGCAGTTGACCAGGAACGAATGAAGGTATTAAGACCATCAATAACTAATGTTTTAGAGTTACGATGTAAATCTCCAAAATCATTATGTTCCCTATCTATTTGTTTTAGTATATCTAAATACTTTTTGTTAATCTGACTCATTTCCTTCGTCCGTTGTTATTTCAACTTCATCCGATGATGCTGCTTTGTATAATAAAATTGTTGCTTCACAAATCCTACGATAGATTTGGTCTTTAAGTTCTTCGTTTTCTAATAATTTAGCGAAGTCCTTTGATTGAAATTTCATAATTTCACCTGTATCAATATCAGTGTATTCATACCATGCTCCACCTTGCTTTAGAAGTTTAGCATCTTTCATAACTGCTAACCAACCTCCGAAATTATCAATACCTCTATCAAAGAAGATATCGAAATCCGCGTGTCTCAAAGGAGGACCCATTCGGTTTTTAATAACCTGTGTTCTAACTTTGATACCTACGATTCTATCACCTTGTTTCAATTGCCCCATATTCTTCAATCTCAATCTAACAGATGCGTGGAATGCAAGTGCTTTACCACCCGATGTTGTCCACGGGTCTCCGAACATTGCGTTCATCTTCTGTCTTAATTGATTTGTGAATACTAATGCAATAGATTGTCTACCAATCATATTGGTAATCTTTCTCATTGCTTTGGAGATAATAATTGCCTTATCGGTTGCGTAACCATCTTTACCATAATCGGCTTCTAACTCCTTATGTGTTGATGCTGCTGCTACTGAATCCACAACGATTGTTACCAATCTATCCTTATCACCTTTACGAACTTGCTCAATAATTGTTTCACATGCTTCAAAAATACCTTCAACAGTATCAACTGAAACATATAGGAGTTTTGAGATATCTACTCCAATTGCTTCTAAAAATTCTCTACTAACTGCGGTTTCGGTATCAATCAGAACTGCAACACCACCTTTACGTTGTGTTTCAGCTAATAAATGGGCAGAGAGCAGAGATTTTCCACTCTGCTCTAAACCCGTAATCTCACATATTCGTCCAACAGGGAAGCCACCATAAGGTCTATTAGAGATTGCAACATCCAACATAGCATTACCAGTTGAAATCCAATCTTTAACATTGGTAGGAGCATCACCACCTTCATCATTTAGAAAGTAGGCAATCTTACCATCCTTATTTTGTTTGTTTAATGAATCAGCAAGTATACTTGCTAAGTCTTCTTCTCTTTTGGCCATTGTAACCTAATTATTAATTGTTAAATAAATCATCAAATGCTGATGCTACATCATCTTTTGGTTTTGCAACTTCTTGCTTTTCCCAAGGTAAGTCACCAATTTCACCTGTTGTTCCACCTAAATCAACCGAAATATCGGATTGTTTTGGTGTTACTGCTTTTGGTTTTGGTGCTTCTAATTCTTCAACAATTTCATCATTAACTGCTGCTGATGGATTTAACCAATTTTCTAAAACTGACTTTAATTCTGCGTAAGATAACTCCTGATATAATTCAGTAATTTCTTTTTGGCCATCTAACAATTGTTGGATAGTTTCCGGAGAATCTGCCAATTTAGTTGTTGCAGGTTTAACTCTGATTGTTGTTGTTGGATAAGATGCGTTAGACTCTTCTGCTGACATTACTTCCAATACGATATCTCTACCTGTGTTTGGGTCTGTAATATCTCCGTAATCAGGGTCAGCAATATATCCTAAGATATCTTGATAAACCGTCTTACCGAATCCCCAGAATTTTACTCCTTCTGATTCTTTACCTCTTACGATAACTGGTACAAAAGTTCTTAACTTTGGTTCCATTTTCTTACCTGCTTTCCAATCATCGGTATCACCTGTTCTTTTAAGTTTTTCTGCAAACTCAACGATAGGGTCAGGTCTACCAAATGACATTGGACTTAAATAAGTCTTGTTGTTAATGTTGTAGTGAAAGTAAAGTTCAATGAAAGGGATGTCTTTGTTGAACTTGTAAGGAACGATTCTCACTTGAGATTTTCCGTTTGCCGGTTTGAAAATTGAATCCGACTTTTTAGTGTTGTTTTGTAAAGAGCTAAATCTCTTTAGTGCCAATGAAATGTCCATTGTTTTGTTGTTTTTAGGGTTTAAAAATTTGTTTTTAAAGTTGAGGTTTATATCGATATTACCTATATCTAAATATAACTTTTTCAGCTTTTATTACTATAAATATACGACTATTTTTCCACATTACCAAATTTATTTTTGGAGGTTTTCAACCTTGCGATTTAGGTAAAATATAGCTTTTTTGAGGTCTTCCAGTTCTTTTTGAGGGTCTTTTTTACCCGCTCTTGCAACATATTTGACTACATTGAATAAGTAAGCATCTTTGTCTAATCCCCATGCTTCACATACTTTAATTACTTCGTATGGATTGTCTACTCCCCCATAGT